CCGGAGGGGGGATCAGGGGAGGAGAAAAAATTTATGTTTTATAGTATATAACATAATGAAAGAGAAGAACAGCAGAGCTAGAACGTGGGTGTTTACGTGGAACAACCCAACGAGTAGTGATCAAGAGTACTTAATGAACCTGGAATGCAGATTTATTATATTCCAGAAAGAAAAGGAAAAGACAGAGCATTTTCAAGGAACTATCATGTTCAGTGATGCCTATAGATTCAGCAGAGTGAAAGAACTATTGCCTAAGTGTCATCTTGAACCATGTGTAGATGTACAAGCAAGTATAAGATATTGCTCTAAAGAAGAATCAAGAATAGAAGGACCTTGGGAAAGAGGCATAAGGCCTAGACAAGGAGGTAGAACAGATCTTGAAGAAGTTGCAAAGATGGTATCTGAAGGAGCAACTATGAAGGAAATTGCAAAAGAATTACCAGTACAAGTGATAAAATATCACAGAGGGATCGAGACGTTGCGATCCCTTAATACAATACAACGTAACTGGCAAATGGAAGTTATTGTCTTCCATGGACCTACAGGAACAGGCAAAACCCGTCTCGCTTATGAAGAGGCCAAAGCGTTGGGGTCAGTGTTCATGAAACCATTTGGTGAGTGGTGGGGTAAGTATGATGGTGAACATACAGTGATAATTGATGACTTTGCATGTGATATGCAAATCACACAACTATTGAGGATTTTAGACAGGTATCCAATGGAAGTACCTGTTAAAGGAGGATTTAAAGAATTTAATTCAAAAAGGATTTATATTACATCAAATATTCCATATTTGGAATGGTATCCTAATGCTAGACAAGAACATAAAGACGCATTAAGAAGAAGAATAAACAAATGTACAAGATTTGACAGTTTAACTTGCTCCAAAGTCGCGAAGCTCCCAGAGTTTGACGAGGTACTCGATCGTAACGACGCAGTTGACATTGGCAGCATCAGTAGCAGAAGTAACAGGAGCAACGAAAACGTGGAAGAAAGCTGCCTCTGAAGGGTTGTTTCCAAAAGGAGTTTGAGTAGTTGAAGAATCAGAAGTAGTATGAGTAGGAAACATAACCTTCCGGTTGTAGTGTTTAGTTAATTTAGCTTTACCATATAAATTCAATAAACGGGTTGTTGCAGTTTTGCCTTCTCTTATATTATCCATATCAGTAATAGCAGTAGCATCATCACGAAGTGCAATGCCAACAACACTAGTGGCAGGAGCAGTGGTTGTATTATCTGAACAGACAAAATCAACAGTAATCTTACTCTTAACCACCTCGTAGTGGTTATAAATAGCCTGCCATTGATCATGACCAAATGGTTGATGTCCAGCACCAGTTTGATTTGGGTCATTGATACCATTTGCATAGAACAAATGAGTAGAAGGAATGCCAGTAGTAGGATTGATACTAATACTCTCGCAATAGCGAAGAGTTACAATCTTTGAAGCAGGGAAAGGATCAAATGATCTTGCACTCCTGCGGAAAGAAGACTTGCGCTTAAGAGAGCGCCTCTTGATAGATCGTCTAGGACGACGAGAACGAGAACGATAGCGTTTAGGCATTCTATTATTTTCACTTTACTAATAAAGAGTGAAATAATTTAACTTGTGTGCCGAGATTTGTCGGAGAGGGTCCGAGAGTATGCGGCACAGAAGTGGCGGGTAATACTATACCGCCACTTTTAAACTTGTGTGTCGATAAATCTCAGACAAGGGGAGAGCCCTCCGAACATGCCCAGAACCGGAGGGGAGGGTCCTCCCCCCTCCTACCTGTTGTAAGTCCTTTTGCTACCGGGGGGGTGTGAAAAAAGTGCCCCTTCGGGGACGCCCTTCGGGCTCACTTTTTCCCCCCCTGATCCCCCGGAAGCAACGGACTTACACCAGTCCGGAGGGGGGATCAGGGGAGGAGAAAAAATTTATGTTTTATAGTATATAACATAATGAAAGAGAAGAACAGCAGAGCTAGAACGTGGGTGTTTACGTGGAACAACCCAACGAGTAGTGAT